CAGTCTGGGAGAAAGCTTTGATTTACTTGTCATTGACGAAGCCCAGGAATACACAGACGACCAACGCAGTGCATTGATGTATACAATTGCAGCTAGTCCAAACCCACAAACAGTTTACACTGGTACACCACCTACTCCAATATCAAGTGGAACGGTTTTTACAAAACTAAGAGAAAACGCACTGTTTGGGACAAGTGAAGATACCGGTTGGGCAGAGTGGAGCGTTGATAAACAATCCGATCCAAGGGACAAAGATTTATGGTACCAGGCTAATCCGAGCTTGGGCTTACGTGTTTCTGAACGTAACATCCAGTCAGAGGTTGGTAATGATGACATTGATTTTAACATTCAACGGTTAGGGTTATGGATTCAGTACAACCAAAAATCTGCAATTTCCGAAAATGAATGGAAGGCCCTACATGTAGATGAATTACCCGAATTTAAAGGCAAACTATTTGTTGGTATCAAGTATGGTTATGACGGTGCCAACGTGGCAATGAGTGTAGCAGTAAAAACCGTGGATGATGACATTTTTGTGGAGACAATCGATTGCCAAACGATACGTAACGGTAACGGTTGGATTATCCATTTTTTACGCAATGCAGATATTCAGCAAGTCGTAATTGACGGTGCTAATGGCCAAAACATCCTGGCCGAAGCCATGAAAGAAGCGGGTCTTAAAAAACCGATACTGCCAACCGTCAAAGAAATCATTTTAGCTAACGCCATGTTTGAGCAAGCCTTATTCCAACAGACCATTAAACATAAAAGCCAACCGTCATTGTTTCAAGTGGTCACAAACTGTGATAAGCGGAATATTGGAACAAGTGGAGGATTTGGCTATAGGTCACAAGTTGAAGAAAATGATATTGCACTTATGGACTCGATGATACTAGCACATTGGGCATGTGCAAATGCAAAGGAAGTTAAGAAGCAGAGAATAAGGTATTAGGAGGGATATTTATGAAAGGTTTAGGTGATGGATTACCGAAAAAATTAGGTTTAAATAGTGTATTGCCAAAAAAATTAGAAGAAGCACTAAATCGCGAACCAACCGAATTTCAAAACTCACTTGATGAAATAAGGACAATTGCGAAAGATATATGCCCACACTGTGGTGGATCAGGTAGATTAAGGGCTATGCAAATGGCGACTGTAATGGGTGGTGGAACAGTAAGAGGACCGGATACAACTGTAAAATGCAAAACTTGCAATGGCAAAGGGAGGGTTTTTGAATGAACGACAAATACGCTAAAGAAATTGCAAAGGAATTGAAGTTGATTCGAAAGGCACTGGAAAAGATCGCTAACAACATATAGTGGAGGTGGTCGCTATGTTACGTGTGAATCATAGCATATCTTAAATGAGGTGTAGATTATGAAAATAGACGGAAATACATCAGATGGCTACCATACGTTTGATGAATTGTATTATCATCGAATGATTTTGTTTAGTGTTATTTGTAATCAAAATCACGAGAAAGCATGGAAGTCTTGGTTTCATGATGATGGAACTATGTTTGATGATTATTTCATTGTAGGAATCGAAACGAGAGAAGGGCATTATACTTATCACTACCATAAAGATCATTGGGGCATGTTTGATGTAAAAGAATTAGACAAAGCACCAAAATGGGACGGACATAGACCGGACGACATTACTAGATTGTTAAATATATAATCATCGTCTTTAAGCACTAGACGTCATAAACAGGCTTATTTTTTATGCTTATTTTTCGCCTTTTTCGCACTTGCAGGCGTTAAAGATTCAAGGCTAGTCGTGGATCGTGACCACGTTAAACAATCGTAACTAAAATTGGAGGTAATTAATTTGAATAGAGAATTTTTGAAAAACCTAGGTTTAGAAGATGATGTCGTTGATCAAGTAATGGCCGAGTATGGGAAATCTGTCCAATCTTACAAGGACAAACTAACGGAAGCAGACAGTTTGAAGCAAGAAAAAAAATCGTTAGAGACACAACTCAGCGATTTACAACAAACACTACAAAATAAGGAAACCGAACTGTCTAGTGTAGATGAAATTAAGCAAGAGCTAGAAAAGTACAAGCTCAAAGACTTAAAGACTAGCGTTGCAATTAAAGCGGGTATTCCGCTTGAACTTGCTGGTCGTTTAAGCGGGGAAACGGAAGAAGAATTAAAGGCTGATGCGGAAACGTTAGCGGAATTTGTGAATAAAAAGCCTACACTTCCGTTAAAACCGAATGAGCCTGATGTTAAAGGTGAAGATCAAGAAATGGAACAAATGCTAGATAGCCTTTTAGGCGAAAATAATTAAGGAGAGATAAACATGAATGAACATAACTCTATGAAAGCGGGTAGCTTATTCCCAGCGCAAATTGTAAAAGAAATTTTTAATAAGGTAAAAGGACATTCAACATTGGCCAAGTTATCTGGTCAAGAGCCGATCCCTTTTTCCGGAACAGAGCAGTTTATTTTTAACTTAGAGGGTAATGCTCAAATTGTTGGAGAGGGAGAGGACAAAAAGCCAGGTAAGGCAACCTTAACATCTAAGGTTATTAAACCTTTAAAATTTGTTTACCAGGCACGTATGACTGATGAGTTCCTCTACACCACTCGAGAGCAACAGTTAAATTTCTTGAAGGCTTTTTCTGACGGGTTTTCCGTTAAAATTTCCGAAGCCTTTGACATTGCAGCTTTACACGGTTTAGAGCCACGGTCTATGACTGATGCCTCTTTTAAAGATACAAATAGCTTTGACGGACTCATTACAGATAATGTGATTGAGTATAATGCTGGAAATATCGAGGATGATATTGATACAGCTGTACAAACCATTGTTAATAATGGTGGAGATGTTAACGGACTAGCTTTATCTAACTTAGCAGCATCAGCTTTAGGTAAGGTTAAAGTTAATGGAGTAGTACAATACCCAGAGTTCCGTTTCGGCGGTCGTCCTGAAAGTTTCCATGGCATGAAAACCGATGTTAACCGCACTTTAACAACTGTTGCAGAAGGAGCAGAAAAAGACCACGTAATCGTTGGTGATTTTGCTAATTCCTTTAAGTGGGGCTATGCATTAAATATCCCAATGGAAATTATTGAATTTGGTGATCCAGACAACACTGGCCGTGACTTAAAGGCATATAACGAGATTTTATTACGTGCCGAAGCCTTTATTGGGTGGGGTATCATGTTACCAGAAAACTTTGCTCGAATTGTCGAAACGGATTCGGGAGTTGAAGGCTAATGAAAAGGTATAAACACGTTAAAACAGAGGTAGTCCTTGAGACTACCTCTAAAATTATTGGTAAAGCTTGGGTACCGTTAGATGAGGTACCGACAACAAAAACGGAAGAACAGGCCGAAGAATACGTCGAAGAAGAAATCTACCTGGAAGAGATGACAAAGGCTGAATTAGTCTCATTTGCAAAAGAACACAAAATTAAAGTTAATGAAAAAGACACAAAGGATAAAATTATTGAAACAATCGCAAAAGCATTTGAATAAAAGGTGGTGTAATCATGGCACCATTTGCAACGATTGATGATCTAACAAACCTTTGGCGTCCTATGTCGCCAGAAGAACAACTTCGGGCGGAATCTTTACTGCCAGTCGTCTCAAATCGTTTAAGGCAAGAGGCTGATAATGTTGGTAAAGACATTGACCAGATGATAGCTGATAGTGACGTGTATAAAGATGTCGTTAAGTCGGTAACGGTCGATATTGTTGCACGTACTTTGATGACATCGACAGACAAAGAGCCTATGACTCAAATGTCGCAATCAGCATTAGGATATAGTGTGCAAGGGTCCTTTTTAGTCCCTGGTGGTGGTATCTTTATTAAACGTGACGAGTTAAAAGCGCTCGGTTTACGTCGTCAACGGATGGGAGTGATTGAACCTTATGAGTATGATTAAAGGTATTACAGTCACTCTTATAAATAAAAAAGAAGTCGGTCGAGATCCCTTTAATAAACCGATTTATGAAGATGTCGAAATTAAAGTCGATAACGTGCTTGTTAGTCCAACATCAACCGAAGATATAGCAAATACCTTAGATTTTACGGGTAAAAAAGCCGTCTACACTTTAGCAATCCCAAAAGGAGATGAAAACGATTGGGAAAATGCTGAAGTGTATTTTTATGGTCAAAGATGGCGTACTTTCGGTTTTGTTACACAAGGTATCGACCATCTTATCCCACTGGACTGGAACAAGAAAGTGATGGTGGAGCGTTATGAGTAACATTAAATTTAAATTAAATCGTGCAGGAGTACGAGAATTAATGAAGTCAGGTGCCACGCAAAAGGTATTAGTCAAATATGCAAGCAACATCAAAAATCGGGCAGGAACTGGCTATGAGCAAGATGTGTACGTTGGTAAAAACCGAGCAAACGCTAGAGTTTGGGCAAGTTCGAGAGAGGCTAGGTCTGATAACTCTAAAAACAATACTCTTCTAAAGTCGGTGAAGTAAATGATTGATATTACAATCTTAAATTACTTAGAAAAGGAACTATCCGTACCAGTGTTTATGGAAAAGCCAAGTGAAGACATACCAAAAGAATATGTCATCTTGGATCGTACCGGAAGTTCTAAAGCTAATCATTTACTGTCAGCTACGATTGCATTTCAAAGTTATGCAGAAAGTAAATATGAAGCAGCAAAACTTAATGAAGAATTAAAATCAGTTGTTAAGAAAATGGTCGAACTAGATGAAGTCGCAGGTGTAAAACTAAACAGTGACTATAACTTTACTGATACAACAACAAAAGAATATCGCTATCAAGCGGTGTTCGATATTAATCATTATTAGGAGGTTGATATAAATGTCAGATACTCAAAATGTAACTTATGGTAAACCGAAAGTAGGCGGAGCGGTTCATGTTGCTTCACTCGGAACAGCTTTACCGACTGATGCAACAACAGCGTTAAACGGTACATTTAAATCGTTAGGCTATATTTCGGAAGATGGATTGACGAATACAAATAGTCCGGAATCAGAAGATATTCAAGCGTGGGGCGGTGACACAGTATTAAGTGTACAAACAGCTAAACCGGATACTTTTAGCTATAAATTAATTGAGGGTTTAAACGTAGACGTGCTTAAATTTGTTTATGGATCAGACAACGTAACAGGAACGTTAGAAACAGGAATCACAGTTAAAGCAAACTCAAGTGAAGCGGAAGAAGTATCAATTGTAGTCGATATGATTTTAAAAGGTGGAGTATTAAAACGAATTGTCATTCCACGTGGAAAAATTACAGAAATCGGTGAAATAGTCTACAGTGATTCCGAAGCGGTTGGATATGAAGTAACGACAACAGCGTTCCCAGATGAGGAAGAAAACACGCACTATGAATATATCAAAAAACCAACGCAAGGAACGGGTGACTAATCATGGTAAAAGGAGAAACAAAGTCAGGATTTGAATATAAAATACCTAAAAAAAATCTTGATAATTATGATTTAGTTGAAACGATTGCAGAAGCGCAAGACAATCCTTTATTGTTTCCGAAAATGGTCAATCTACTATTAGGAAAAGAACAAGCTAATAAATTAAAAGATCATTTACGAGATAAAGACGGAATAATTTCAACTGAAAAAATGTCTAATGAAATTATGGAAATATTTGAAAGTCAGAAAGAAGCAAAAAACTCTTAATCCTCGCTAGAATGATCGCAATTGATGAAGATGCTTTAGTTTGTGATCTAGCAGAAACATATCAAATTTATGACTACAGACAGCTACCTCCAACGAGAGTAGCTGTTTTTGCTTATGGTCTACGTGAAAATTCCCGAATCAAAATGAAATTAAGTAATCAAATTGTGACGACTGAAACGATGCTTTTAGCAGGAATACACGACAGATTAAGTTTACTTGTTTGGTCACAAACGAAAGATGCTGAAAAAGGTAAAAACAGACCGCAAATGTTAACTGATTTATTACTTAACAAAACGAACGAGAGCGACATCGAAGCGTTTCATTCTAGTGAGGAATTTGAAAAAGAAAGATTACGTTTAATTGGAGGTGAGTAAATGGATTTAGGTAAAGCGTTCGTACAAATTATGCCATCTGCAAAAGGAATTAGTGGAAACATTAGTAAAATACTTGAACCGGAAGTTAAATCTGCTGGAAAAATGGCAGGAACTCAAATAATGACATCGATGGCTGATTCTTTAAATAAAGCTGGTAGTACGCTTACTAAATATATCACTACTCCAGTTTTAGGTGCAGCATCCGCTGTTGCTGGTTTAGTCGGAGCGTTAGGCTTCGGTCGTTTGGTTAGCATG